ATCAAGACATTTATGTCATGCGCGGTGTATACCAGACACAAGACGTGGATTTTGATCTGAGTCAATTCGGCTTGTTCCTTAATAACGACACCCTGTTCATTACGTTTCACTACAACGACATGATTAATTTGTTCGGGCGCAAGCTCATGAACGGCGACGTACTTGAAGTTCCCAACCTTAAAGATTATAATCCACTCAATCAAGAAATACCTGTTCCGTTACCCAAGTACTACATGATTCAGGACGCATCATTTGCCAGCGAAGGCTTTACACAAACTTGGCAACCACACACATGGCGTGTCAAAGCAACACCGCTGACCAATGTACAGGAAGTCAAAGATATTATGAAGGCTCCTGTGGTAAGCAAAAACATCTGGGACAACGGCAACTTTTATCCCACAAGTAGCATTGTGAACCAAGGCGATGTTTACTACCAAGCAGTACAAAATGTACCAGCAGGCACTGAAATAACCAATTTGACGTTCTGGCAAGTGTACACACCGCCGACTGCTGGCGAAGTGTTTAGCACCAGAACCAAAGATCAAGAAATTAATGACGCTATTCTTACACAAGCCGATGTTGAAGTTCCACTCAGCGGTTACGAAACAGACTTGTTCTATGTTGAGCCCACCATCAACGGTGCGCCTGCTAACCCCAGTAGCCTCACTGCAGATGGCAATACCACTGTGGACGGCACACAAGGCGGAATGTCGGTTACTCCCAACAGCAAAGGGTATATCCAGGGTTACTTGACTGGATCTAGTGGCGCTCCGAATGGATTGCCTGTTACCACAGGCATTGCTTTCCCATTGAGCCCAGTTGCAGGCGACTATGTGCTACGACTTGATTACAAACCCAATCGCATGTTCCGATATGACGGAGCTCGATGGGTCAAGATGGAGGACAGTGTACGAACTGATATAAACAATGGCGCAGATAATAAGACTCAGCGCAGTAGTTTTGTAAATAACACTGACACAATACAAACAAGCGACCGTGGTGCAATTCCGAGTCGACAGAGTCTAAGTGAGATTCTGAAGCCCAGAGCTGACAACGGCGGTTAAACATTATGGCACAAAGTTTCTTTTACGACAATCAAATAAGACGATTCTTACTACAGTTCACTAGAATATGTAGTAACTTTCAAATTGAATACGGCCGAGAAGAAAACAGCGAAACTGCTGCTTTGCTACGTGTGCCTGTTCGCTACGGCGATGCTAGTAGAAACGCACAGACTATTATTCAAGAAAACAGTCGCAACAGCATGCCAGCTAGTCCGCTAATGACTTTTTACATATCTAGTCTAGAGTACGATCGTCCTCGCATGCAAGATCCAACATTTGTCAGCAAGCTGTCTGTTCGTCAACGCACTTACGACGAAACTACCGAAACATACGAAACCACACAAGGTAATGCGTTTACAGTTGAGCGATTAATGCCTGTGCCTTACAAGCTGGGCATCACATTAGATATCTGGACCAGCAACACTAACCAAAAACTACAATTGCTGGAACAGATGCTGACTTTGTTTAACCCTAGTTTAGAAATACAAAGCACAGACAATTTTATTGACTGGACTAGCCTTAGTGTAGTAGATCTAGAGTCAGTAACTTGGAGCTCGCGTTCTATCCCAATGGGTGCAGAAAATCCTATAGACATGGCTTCTATCAGATTTACTTTGCCTATCTGGATTAGCCCTCCTGCCAAGGTCAAGAAACTAGGCGTGATTGAGCGTGTGATTGCTTCCATGTACGATGCACAAGGCGATCTTAATGATGCTGTTACTAACAACGACTTACTGTTGGGTACACGTCAAGTTATTACTCCTTTCAACTACGGACTTGTGGTTATTAATAACAAAATACAATGCATACAACCACAATTAGTCAACCCTGATTCAAACAGCAAGTTTACACCTAATGCAATATTGTCAGACAGCGATCTGTTGTGGACTGCTGTGATTGACTTGTATGGTACACTGCGTCCAGGAGTCAGTCAACTAAGGCTAGAACAAGATGATGGTACCGACGTAATAGGTACCATTGTGATAGATCCTAATGACAGTCGTTTTGTACTGTTTGATCCTGACACAGATACGCTGCCACAGAACACACTAGACCCAGTTGATGCTATAATTGATCCGCTAGTAAGTGGTCCACAAGAAGGACTAGACTCAGCAATTGAAGGACAGAGGTACTTGCTAACTGAGGACACTGGCGACGGTAACAATCAATTTAACCCTGTGGCATGGCTAGGCGCTAATGGTCGACCTCTTGTGGCCAATGCCAACGACATCATTGAATATCAAAACAACTACTGGCGTGTGGTGTTTAGAGCTGCAGGTGCAACCGGCGGGCAATATGTTACCAACATTACTACCAGTGTGCAGTACGAGTGGAACAGTGCAGGCTGGGTAAAAAGTTATCAGGGTGTGTATCCCGGAGGCACATGGAGTCTTGTTCTTTAAAAGCAGTTGGTGTTTGGTTTCGCAGCTTAGACACTGGACGTTATCTTTATCTGTTACGCAACGATGTAAAGCATCCAGGTGCGTGGGGACTTCCGGGCGGCAAGCTAGAAGGAAAAGAAACACTGCTGGGCGGTATGGAACGAGAGTGCATCGAAGAGCTGGGTTTCTTTCCCACTTATCTTAGACTGCTTCCTTTAGAAAAATTCACAGCACCTGACGGTGTGTTCGAGTACCACACCTGGGTGTGCGTTATTCAATCAGAATTTACTCCTAGACTCAATCATGAACATCTAGGCTATGCTTGGATAGACGCAGGTACGTTTCCGAGACCAATGCATCCAGGTTTATGGAACACTGTAAACATTGACGCTGTACAACAAAAGATCCTGTTGGTTGAACAGGATCTTTTGTAAACAGTTATGCCTGACTTTCAGTAAAGCTCATCTGGATATCACCAGTTGGTGATGTCTGTGTGGTCAATGCTGTGATCTGCACAGCTAGTACCTCAGGACCATTTGGATATGTTCCTGTACCTGGCACAGCACTGGTTCCAATCTGCTTGACGGTTGACAGGTCTAGTGTAGCACCTAACGCTAAGTTAACTGGGATAGCAAACAGTCGCTCACCACCTGAAATTTCAGTTGTGACTGTTAGTATTCTCAATGCCAGATCGTTTGCAGGAGTTGATCCACCAAGTGAGTTGCCTAATATTTTCAGCGTGTCGCCCACTGCGTATCCTGTGCCCGGAGTCTGAACAGAGATAGCTGTGGTAGTTGTGCTGTAAAAAGATCCTGACCCAGTCAGTTGAACTGTGAGTTTAGCATCTGCACCTGTAGCAGATACCACTACCACTGGTGTCAGGTTACTGAAAGTTCTACTACTGTTTCGCACTACTTTAATTCCATTTCTTGAAAAGCCACCATCGGTGTTTAGAGGAGCACCTGTGACACCACCGGTAGTGGCTGCTTCGTAAGTAGGTGCAACTGTGAACTGACTAAAGCTAGGCTGAAATCCACCACCTGTGGTGTTTAGTCCCTGCCAGCTAGTATTAGCCGAGTCAATGTTGTTGGGATTCAAAATACCTTCAATCAAGAATCGGCCGGTTGAGCCTTGAGCGACCAAGTTCACCAGGCTCAACTGAGAGCGATTGACCAGATCCCGCTCTCCTAGGCCGCCAATGATACCGTTTGAAACACTGGGTGCCAATCGCATGGCAAATATCAATGCTTTTTCACCAATGACAGCAGGAAGACCAAAGTTGATTCGGTTGTAGGAGTACTGGAACGCAATGTCATTATCAAAGCCGCCGTCCATAATAACTGAACTACCCCAGTGATTAACCACTGGCGTACAAGTGTTGCTGATCAGTATTACACCTGTGTTAATATCGTGTGCAGCAGCACTCGAACTGGTGTACGAACGATTTTGCCCTTGCAACCACTGAGTAAACGTAGCACTACGTGTGCAACCTGTTAGTGTGTTGTTGGTCTTGCCTGAGTACTTGATGACCTCACTGTCAATCATAACAAACACTGGATATTCCACGCTGGCTGCAGGATAGTCAGTTGCGTCAGTCAGCTCAATTTCGACCTGACTATCGTTGATTGCTGCTGCTAGTCCCACTACAGGAGTTTGGTTGATAGCTTCATACCGTGCTGGCAAGTTACCCGAACGCATGTAAGCTTCAAAGTTGATGTTGTTGTTGGGCTTGCGATGTGCTGGTACCATTACGCCGGCCTGTGCACGAATCATCCATTGTACATAACCTGCACCGTACCAAGAGTATTCAACTCCCAACATCTGCATGCGGGATGAGTCTAACGTGTAACCGCTGGGTCCGGTGCCATCAAGTTTGTCAACGTTAAAGTCTGGTTGTCGAACACGAACTTCTTGAAGCAAACACATTTTTACACGATTTTGATTAGTCTGACCACGATAAGTTGGAATCACTGTCATACGTGATTCACTCAGGATACTTGTCACAGTATGAGTCATTCCACGAATTACCACTTGGTCACCATTGTTAAGCTGTTCCTGGAATCTACTGCGTGTATCGCCTACCACAAGGTTAGAACCTGTGCCAACTGACACCAGTCCTGCTACCTGGAATGTGCTTGAACGTTGCACAGCATTTATACTAGCTCCGTCACATTCCCAGAACACGCCGTTCTGATCATCAAAGATTCCAGCACGTACACTGGCGCCGTGCCAGGTCAGCACACTGATTCTTGGTTGCGGTGCTAATGCAGGTGTAGTTGTGCCCAGCGTAGCTTGTGCTTCCACAATAAAACTAACATCGCTAACAATTGTTGTCACAATGTATAGAGTGCTGTCGTACCCGGTGTCGTCAACCCCTATTACTTGTATACCTGCACCAGGATTCAATCCATGTTCAATGTCAGTTTCAATTGTGATGTCACTGCCAACTGCAGTACCTGCGGCACTGATTGACACAATATCAAATGTAGGCTTGAGCATGGTACCAGATGTAAACAATATACTTTTACCAGACTGGTATCGAAAGTACTTTTTAGTTTGTCGAACAGCGCTTGCACCGCGGGTGGGAGAACCTGCACTCATAATAACACCGCCGTCAAACGGTCTTGGTGCAAACGTGGCCGCAGTGCGAACAAATATGCTTCCAACTAATGCGCCCGAAACTGCTGCACCCGGCTTGGCAGTGTAAGTAAATGTAGTGGTACTAGGCACACTCAACACAAAACTGTTGCGAGTAGCATAGTCGTAATTTGTGCCAGAAGTTATATTAGCAATAATCACTGTTCCGGGCACTAGCCCGTGTGCATAACGAGTGGTCACTGTGATTGTTGCTGGATTTCCACCATCAGCAGCAATGCTTAACACATCGAGGTCAGCACCAGTAAATGGGTACGCTTGACGTAGGATAGTATCAGTTCGATTTAAAGGAAAACCAACTGCCGGAGCTGATACTGGAGTAAACGGAATAAACGCAAAGTTGTTAGTGTTATATCCTTGATCAGTAACAATGCTAACACCTTCAGCTTGGCTTTGTTCCAGGTTGATTGAGTTTACATAACCAAATTCAGGTATACCGTGATCCAGTGCATTAACTGCTATAATCTGTAATTCAGCACTGCTGGATGTGTTGTATGTTCCGGTCATCCGCACAAACAACGAACCTACTCCTGCTGTGGTCAATGCAGTGGTGCCATATGCACTGCGTGATATAGTCTGGGCTCCGTTGACTGTGAGACTTGAACCAGTGTGTTCAACCAGCTCAACATTTCCACTTAGCTTTTGAATAATAGTACCTGCTGCTGCAGTTGCAACTGAAGGAATGTTGTACCATCCACGATCAACATCAATTATGGTGCTGCTAGGAACTTCAATAACTGCTGCCACTTCGATATCAGCAACTACGTAAACGTTTTTTCCAGCGTCAATATTGACGTTGCTGCTGTTGGAGTTGTTAGTCTGGCGTACAACTGTTAATACGTTAGCAGCTACGTTGGTCACTGCCATAGTTTCGTACACGCCAGCAGTGTTAGTTAATACAATGATATAAGTGCCATCTACTATTCCTGCTGCAGCAGCATCAGTTACCACAACTGTGGTAGTTGCTGTGCTAGTAAGACCAGTCACAATAGTAGTTCCGCCGGTGCTGGGTCTTGGTATAATAACCACAAGATCTCCAACTACAATCCCAGTTGAACTGGCCACGTGGAACTGTCGTTCCTGAGGACTCAATACATCAGCTGTGGTATAGGTTGAAGTAAATGCTGCAGTGTTACCTTGTGTTTGACTGACTATCAGCGCAAAGTCATTGGTAACCCATTGTGGTTCTCCAGGGTTATTTAATCGAACTGCTGTGTCTACGTTGCTGGTAAGTGTGTCGTCACCTGCAAGGAAAGAAACATACCCATTGGTAGCAATTGCCAAGTCAGCACCTGTGTCGTCGTAGAATCCAGGAATGTTGTTGTTGACTGAAAAGTTCTGCCATTTGGTGTTTTGCAGACCGTATTCAAAGTCAGCATCAATCAGCGCTTCGGGATTAGACACACGTTGACGTCCAATTGCGTCTTCTCCAAATGCCCACATCCTAGTTTCTAAGTCAATGCCTTCAACATAAATTGCAACAGAATCACTAGAGCCCAGTGTATTAGTGCTGAAGTCTAGATTTAGTGTAGTAACACCGTCGTATGCTGTGGGGAAATCACTGGTTTCGCTCGAAGTATAACTTACTGAACCACCTTTGGTATTGTCAGCAAAGTTAAAAATGTTGACGTTAAGGGTAGTATCGTATATTGCCAAAAAGTCTGCAAGACCGTAGCGCCCTGGTACTTTGACTGTGCCTAGTCCTGCTGTACCCGGTGTGAATACGTAATCGTATAGTCGTTTTCTTGCCATTTTTATTAAACTCCAAATATTATTTGATTAGCTAGCAATCTAGACTGAGCGTTCTCGTCAAGTTTAGCGTAGCTGATTGCACCGTCTGCAACTTTGCTGTTGGTCACTGTGGCATCACTCGGTGTGCCAGTATATAGCGTATCTCCGAACAACAGTGAAAAGAACGGTGTGTTCTCTGCTGGTGCCACAGCAAAACTAAGTGTTGCTCCGGTGATGCTGAAATCAACACCGGGGTTCTGAGGTATTCCGTTTAGTACCACAATCATTGAAAATGAAGTAGGTGGGTTAAAACTAACACCGCCAACTTCAATGTTGAATGTCTGTGTCGACCCGTTGAAGGTCAGGTTGTCCATTTTACGGTACTGACCAATTTGGGGTGTATTACCTAAGTATGCCATTTATTATCCTTACATTCTACCAACAACAATTTCAATTGTGCCGGTTTCTCCGTCAAAATCTTCAAGTGCTTTTCCAATCACTGTGCCCATCGCTGGAGTAGCACATGCTTGTGCATACCCTCCCAGGGCACTGATCATCATGTCGCCTTTGCGCACTGTGCCTATTACCTGAGTAGGAACTCGTCCAGTCAGTGCTACTGCAACAGCGTGTACACATTCCAGAGTTGAGTTCATCAAGTGTGCAGGATTTGTAGAAACTACGCCTGCAACTCGAGCGTCGCCTGCTGCGGTACTGATTGTGACTTCTTGGTCTCCACCAAAACTCAACACTGTACCAGGTTTGTAGCTACGGTCTGCGCAGTACATCTCTGCCAAGTCAGCGTAGCGTGCAGTTGTTGCAACACCGCTGAAAATAGTTGCAGATAATGTACCAGAACTTGGATTATAAGTTAATGTACTGTCTTCATTCAACCGTTTGAAGCCAGCAGTTGAATTATCTACAAAAGTAATGTAACGTGTGGCATTAGTAGCTTCGTCATCGTCAATTTGAGGATCAACGGTGATAGCAGCAGAACCATTGAAGTTAACTCCGTTAATTGCACGACTTGTTGCTAGTATGGTTGCTGTGGCAGCTAATCCTGATATACTGATTGCATAAGAACCTGCTAGTCGCGCACTAGGCACTGTGCCTGCGTTCAAGTTGCTGGCACTTAGGTAATAACTACCTTGTTGATTATCCAACAAATCAGCGTTAAGGTTACTGACCACTGTG